TTTAACAATACACCTTCTTTTAATGGATATAATCTAACCTCTGTGCGAGATGGTGATATTTCGTTTATCCATAATTTATCATAAGATTTTTGACTACCGGCTCTTTTATTGATTAAAGTTATTTGCGTTTTAAATATACCATTATTATATCCAGCTTCCGATAATAATCTTTCAGCATCTATAAAATATTCAGATGGTAATTTATATTTTTGAAAAAGAGTTCCATCTTGTATTAAAAAATAATCACTAATATTTTGACTATTTAATGGTATGTATCTAACCAACTCACCATCTCCTTGTGGTAATTGATTATCATTAATATCATAAATAATAAATTCAATGGCATCGGTTTCACTAAATCCAAAAAAAGATTGTAAATCTTCTTCTTCGAAGATTTTTCTATCGTTTGGATTTATTGTGTATCCTTTGTTATTTATTAATTCCTTTATATTCCTAATTGCCATTTGGATATTGTATTTTTTATTTTATATTTGTTTTTAAACTTATATAAATTATAAACTAAAAGTGAAAATTGATTTCCAATAGTGTGAATAACTTTTCCAAACTTATTATCATTTGGTAAAACTCCCATCATATAAGCCATATGTTCTGACCAAGGTTTTGTTATCAAATAGAAATACTTTGAATATTGTGGTTTTTTAGTTAAGAAATCAACAACAGGTTCTGCCCATATTAAATAACCAAGTAATCCTTTTGTATTTTCTCTCATCATCAATTGACCAAACTTCTGGTCTGCTTCCCATATATCTTTAGGTAAGTATCCTTGCTTATATAATAAGTCACATATAATTTTCTTTTTCTTAGAACCAGCAATAGCTGCTTGTTGTGCAGCTGCTGCTTGGGATTGTGCATTGTTTGTCTGAGATACTAAATTAGTAATCTGTCCATTTAATCCATTAATAGTATTGGTTAGATTTACAATTTGAGTTTGTGCACTTCCTAATTGTTCGTTTAAAACTTCAATTTGTCCTTCCAGTAATTCGTTTCTAGCCGTAAGAGATACTCTTTGAATTGCTTCAGATGTTGCTTTTTGTATAGAGTTTTGCAATTCTACAATACTAGATTGAACCTTTGCCACAGATTGTCTATTTTGATTTTCAACCGATGCAACTACTATTTCTCTACCATCCAATTCAACTCTAAGAGATTGCGTAACTATCTCTAATTCAGAAACCTTAGCGGTTAAATCTGAAACATCAATGTTCAATAATCTTACTTGCTCTCTTAAATCATCTATTTCAAATAATGCTTCATTATATATAACTCTTAATACAGTATCAGGAAGTTCAGGAGCTTCTATTGGAAGTAATTCAGTTATAATGGTATCGATGGATTTTATTAATTCATCTTCATTATATTTAGGTTTTGTTAGTTTGCCAGATAATATACCATCATCACTAACAGAACCGCTAAAAACATGCACACCAAATTCATTTTTGGTTTTAATCGCAAGAGAACCACTTTGAATTAGTTCACTTACTTTTATTTCATTTTTTAATCCGGTTTGCTGTCTCATTATTTTTATATTATACCAAATGTGATTTCATCATCATAGTAAATTTCATCACCATCAGATAACATTTTAAATTCTAATTTATATGTTCTATTAACTTCCCAATTTGAAAAATTCAATTCTATAAAATTACCCAAACTATCACAACTAACTTTTGAATGTTCACCAAATGGAATTATAATATCATCTGATAATAAATCTTTTATTTGATAATATGTAGTTATTGGTAAATACTTAATATCATTATATGAAAATGAATTTGTAAATGTTTTTACCGGATACTTTTCTCTACCAACTATTCTTAATTTTTTAATACTTCCAATTTTATAATTTGTTGATAAATTTTTAACTCTAACAACTATATCATTTGATACTACATCAAGTGGTTGCAATGAGCCTGTTGCTATTGTTTGGTCATCCCAACTTACTACCAATTTTGGTTGATGAATCGTATATGTTTCTTTACTAAAAAACTTTAATTGGCCATAATCACTTGTATTGTTTTCTAATGATGATGAATATTTTAAAATAAATCCGTCATTTGGTAAACTACCGCTTAACCATTGATTTACAATACCTTTAACATTCATATTTAAATCAGCAGTTTCATAATTAAATGATTGTGATGCTGATACTATAGTATACCAGGTTCCACCCGTTCCATCATTTGGATTACTATCACTTCCAGTTGCTAAATTTGTTGTTATCCAATCTATAGCAGATTGACCATCTCTATATGTCCAAGTTACACCTGTCGTTGATATATCATCAAAACGAGTTCCATTACCCATCTCCCAACTTTGAGAAATTGGATAAGCGTATATTGTATATTCTAATGGAATTTCATTACTTTCAGTTTCTCTCATTACCAATCTAATATCAGTTGGAGTGGTATCTCCACTAGCTATTGATTGAGATAATGCATTTAAATCAAATTTAATCAATGCTCTAGAAACATCTTTTATATTTCCATAATAAACTTTACTAACTTCCAATATCTGGTCTAACCCAGTATTTTGGTTTGGTTGTTGTAAATATACCGATGCATCCTTTGATGCTGTAATAAAATAGTATGCCATTATCTTGCTCTTCCTTTTATATCTGAGTTAGGGAATTTTATTTCAAAAACACAAGGGTCTAACGATGGATAAACTATTTTATCTTTAGTTGCTGCCATTATGTTATAAGAATTTGGTGAATATCTACCCGTACATTTATTTGATATTTCCAATTTTGGAACAGATGAAACACCTTCTACATTTGCTATGGTTAATTCAATTTCGCTAAGATTTATAGTTTGATTAAATGACCACTTATCGATTACAAAGAAATTCTTTAATTCATTTATACACTGTGTAAGAACTTCAGATTTATTATAGCTATCCAATACAGTTATTTCAAAATCAATACCGATATTAACAATAAACCCATCTATAATATTAACACCATCGGTTAAAATTTTATATTCATTTAAATATGTTTTAAGGTTTTGTTTAACTGCTTTATTTAAAGGAGTTAAATGCCCATTTCTATCATATCCTAACAAATATAAATTTATTGCAAATGGATTATTAACTTCACTTACATTATTGGTTTTTCCAACTAAAAAGTTTTTAATTTCCTCTCTAACTTGTGTAGCTGATGGTTCTTCATTATCTGCCTTTTCAACAAAAGTCATTACTAAATCAGTAAATTGTTGTAAAGTATTTGGAGATGCTAAAATTGAAGATGGTGAATTATTATCCAATTGACCATCGGCACTTGCACATGCTTTTGCAATTCCACCATATCTAGCAGGCAAAGATAATACTCTAACTTGATAGTCTTTAGCAGTTACCGCTCTATTTTGTGCTCCAAAATTAGCTAATGAATTTTGTCTAATTTCTTCAATTGTTTCAGCGTTTCTTCCACCAATAGCAGGAACTTCATTATCCACTGCTAATGAATTTTTACTTTGTTGATATATTCCTCTTTGAACTGCTGTGAATTTAAGTAAATCTTCATCATACTCAACTCCCACTATTCTTGTTATATCACCCGCTGTAGTATTACTTGCAACCCCGCCACCAATTAAATAACTAGCAGTTATCGAAGTATTAGATGGTGATGTTCCGTATGTTTTTGTTTTTAAGAAATTAGTTGGATCAAATGATTCTTCTAATCTACTAATAGAATTTGGTAAACCCAATCCAACATTTTTTAAATTTGGAATTAATTGTTCATCATTTGCAGAAGGGTCACCCGCACCAAATTGAATAGTAGTTGTATTATCATCATTTACTTTTACTACATATCTTCTTGGCGTTTTTAAAGTCTTTGAAATATAAGGTACAGTATCTCTAAATTGAAACAGTTCGGGATCATTTGATAATGTATTTTTTTCTTCAACGAAAACCATTTCTTGTCCTAAATAAGGAACTTCATAATATTTGTTTCCATTTTCATCTCTTACATCTATAATTTGTATTACATTAGTTTCAGAAAGGTCAATAGTTCTAAATGGTTCATATGAACCAAAATTTATTATTTTTTCAACTACAATAGATGATATAGCCTGCACTTGTTTTTTTACTAAATAAAAAGAAGGTTCTCCGGTATTCGAATCTCTTTGATATACAGTTATTTCTCTGTTATCAGCATCTGCAAAGTCAACCATTTCTGTTGTTCTAAATTGAGTTGAGTTACTTTGCGCTTCAACTAACATTCCTTCCTTTATTCTTAAATAGAATCTTTCGTCCGGTCTATTATTAACACCACCATCTACAGATGGAACTAAATGATATAAAGATAATGTAGTTATTGCTGGAGAGGTAACTTTTGGTTTATATCCTAAATATTGAGATAATGCCATAACACTTTTAGAATCTTCTGCATACGGCATTAAAGATTCTTTGAATGTATCATCCACATAGTATGAAAGAACATCACCTATATATGATGCCATTTCTATAAACATCATACCAGGAGATGTTTCATTAAAATCGCTGTAAGTTTTTGGAAAATATGTTTTAGTAAACTCAATCAAATTACTTCTAAAACCTTGAAAATCGGTATTTAGGTATTTGATATCTTTACCTTTATTTTTAAAATTTTTACTTACTGTGTTATTAGTTGCCATTTATTTATATTGTAAAAGTTACCTGATTTAAACTAACAGAATCTCCAATTCTGAAATTAATAGATATATTAACTTGATTTCTATCTTTTAAAAAATCAGTTTGTTCTATATCTATTGTATCAACACTAACATATGGTAACCATTGTGCTAATGTAGATGTTACCACTTCTTCTATTTTATCTGAAAGTTCATCATCATTGAAATCAAAAACCAATTCGTGTAACCCACTACCTAAAAATGGTTGCATTACCCTTTCTTTTCTTTTTGTTAATAGTAAAGATTTTATATTTGTTCTTACTTGTTCAAATGTTTTAAATGATTGATTAAAGGCAGTATTACCTATTTGTAACGGCAAGGTGATACCAATTGGAATATCCTCAAATTGCTTTAAATCGGTTACAGGTTTACTACCTAATATTACAGCCATTATTTCTTATTAAATCTTTTTACTAATTCAGAGTAATCTCTATTCAATGCTTTATCCAATGCTTCGTTTCCGGTTTGAACACCCAATCCCATTGGTTGTGCACCACCACCCATATCACCATAACCCATTTTAGATGCCATTTCTGCTCTTAATCCAGCCAAACCAGCACCTGCTACATTTGGGTTGTTAAACGAAACAGTCTTATCCATAGAACTCATTCGAGTTTCATTTAGTATTTGGTTTAGAACCGCATCCTTTACATATTGAACTTCTTCTACCGGTTTTGTTGAAGTATCTTCACCCAATATGGCTTTAGCCATAGATAATCCAGTACTTTGTTTCTTTGGTTGTTGAGGTTTAACATTTTCTGCTAAAATCCTTTTTACTTCAGCTTTTACACTTTCTTTAATCAAAGTAGGTAATTGTTCCTTTAACTCTTCTTTTATAAGAATTTGTATGGCTTTTAATAATTTACTACTATCCATTGTATTATATTCTTTGTTGTTTATATAAATATTTGATTTGTTTATTTTTGGGATTTATTAATAATTTATTCTATGGTTCTTCAATTGGTGGTGTTGGTGGCGCTGGTGGAGGTATAGTGTATCCTGTCCAAAGAACAATACCCGGTGCAGGTGTTGATAATGGTGGGTATAACGATACAGTGGTAGCCATACCACTAACTGTAGTTAGATGGATTGTTGCATATCTTATGAACTCA